CACAATCAGCAACAGACACCATTGAGCTTTCCTCAATGAAAAAAAGAGCATGGCAACATGACTATTACACTTCAGCTTTACCTTGGACACAAAGAGGACCAGAAGCAACAATTCCATTAGGAACAACTGCACCAATTAAATGGTCAGACGGATCAAGAGATGTATATAGAGATTCTACAACAGGTAGTCCAATTACATCTGCAACATTTGATTCAGTTTCTGCTATTCAAACAAACGGATCAGGTCAAACTTATGCAAATTTACCTGGTGCCATTAATTTAAATTTAGATAATTCTGATTCATTATCAGCAGATTTATCAGGTGCTACTGCATCATCAATAAACGATTTAAGAAGAGCATTTAGATTACAAGAATGGTTAGAAAGAAACGCAAGAGGCGGAGCCAGATACATAGAAATAATAACAGCCCACTTTGGCGTAAGATCATCAGACGCTAGACTTCAAAGGCCAGAATTCCTTGGAGGAAGCTCAACACCAATTACCATAAGTGAAGTACTCCAAACGTCAAACACTGCTGGAGCTACAGGAAGCGACGCTACACCACAAGGAAACATGGCTGGACACGGAGTTTCAGTAGGATCATCAAACTACGTCTCATACAGAGCAGAAGAACACGGATACATTATAGGAATAATGTCCGTAATGCCAAAAACAGCATATCAACAAGGAGTACCAAAACATTGGAAAAAATTAGACAAATTTGATTACTATTGGCCCTCATTTGCAAACATTGGAGAACAGCCAATTTATAACGAAGAGTTATACCACCAAAACAACCCAGACGATGCAGAAGTATTTGGATACACACCACGATACGCAGAGTACAAATATATTCCATCTACTGTTCACGGAACATTTAGAAGCTCATTAGACTTCTGGCATATGGGAAGAATATTTGCATCAAAACCAACATTAAATGCAGACTTTATAGAGTGCGACAGCGCAGAAGTAGAAAGAGTATTTAACGTACCATCAGGAGAAGAACATTTATATGTGTATTTACACAACGAAGTAAAAGCAACTAGATTAATGCCATACTTTGGAACACCAACAATTTAAAAATCATGGGATACAGAAGATCAAAACGAATTAGAAGAAAAGGCATGGCTTTCAAAAAGAGAAGCCGAATGCAAAAAAAGAAATCAAGAAAATACAACTCTTATAGAGTAGCAAGAGGAGGTATAAGACTATAGTAGGTTTGGGGACTTGCTTAGTCCCCCCTACACTTAAATCAACCAAAATGCAGTGTTTCACACCTTTTAGAGTAAGGAACAAATCGAAAGACCACAATAACCAAAATTTAATGGTTAACGTACCATGTGGAAAATGCCTGGCGTGTAAAAAACGCCGAGCATCACATTGGAGTTTCAGACTAAACGAAGAAGCAAAAACATCAAGCTCAGCTTGCTTTATAACATTAACATACGAAAACGCACCTGTATCCGAAAATGGATTCAGGACATTAGATAAAAGGGACTTTCAGTTATTTCTTAAAAGATTAAGAAAAACTTGTCCTACTAACAAATTAAAATATTACGCCTGTGGAGAATACGGAACTCAAACTCACCGCCCTCATTATCATGCTATCATATTTAATCTGCCTAAATCTCTTATACAGAGTCCTCAAAAAATCGCAGACACCTGGCAAAACGGTCATATTCATCTTGCTAACAATAACCAACTTACTATTAATTACGTTGTCGGTTATATGACAAAATCAAACTTTACTAGGTTTAACAATCAAGACGATAGATTACCAGAATTCTCATTAATGTCAAAAAAAATGGGACTTGGCTATCTTACAGAAGCCATGAAAAACTATTACAAAAAGAGAGAAATCTTTTGTATAGTACGAGAATCAGGACAAATTATATCTATGCCTAGATATTACAAAGAAAAAATCTTTGAGAAAAAACAACTTAAAGAAATGTATAAAAAATACATCGAAGAACAAGAAACAAATTTCGATGAAATGTTCAATTCAGCAAAAGACGAACACGAACATTATAAAAATATTATCAGAAGAGATAATAAACAACAATTATTAACAAGACAAAAAATTTAACACTTATGAAATTACGAAATGCTTACACGAAATCAAGGTACAAAGGAAAAAAAATGGATCAGACTGTTAACACAATACCTGATCAAAACTTATCAATTCGACAATTACTAGACAGACACTCCAGAGGTTTACCTCTTGGAGCATCACAAAATCAGGGTGAATATTTCGATACCGAAATCCCTAGATTTGACGATCTCGTCGACATGATGGAACACAAGAAAAGACTTGTACAAGAACATAAAGATTTGACAAAGCAAATCGAAAACGAGCAAAAAGCTCAAAAAGAAAAAGCAACTGCCGAAGCCGTAGAAGTTGCTAAAAAGTCAATAAAGACTGATGAATCTTGATTCATCTACTTTATTGGCTAAAACTGTGACGAAGTCACTAGCACTAATAACATACTTGATATATTAGTGCTAATTGACACTAAATAACCTAAACGACCAAAAAAGCAAGAGCGAAGCGGACGCAAAATAGGGGAGGTAAGGAAAAAGTGTCAAAAAAAACAAAAAAATAAAAAAAAAATTACTATATTAGAAAAATATATAACCAGAGGAAAAATGGACTTAACTGTATATAAATTATAGTTCACTTCATCTACCTCATAAAAAAACACTTATGGACACATCAAAATTTAAAACAGAAGAAGAGAAAAAACATTCAGAAGCAACGCGTAAAATCGTATTACAACATTGCGTAGCATGTCATCAACAATTAGATCTCTTACAACTAAGACTCATAAACTTTGAGGATTTAGTAAACGGCGTAAAAGATACCATCTTATTAACAAATAAACAACTATCGGAATTAGATTTCGATAAAGCCGGAGTATCAATACCAACAAAACTTAAAAAAGTATAATGTCGTCATTCTGGAAAACAGCATTATCTAGTATAGCAGGAGGAATCGGACCAGGACTATTCAGTCTTGGTTCTGACCTGATTACAAACTCAGGTGCAAAACGAAGACAACAACTTGCAGACAGAGAAAACGAGAGACGTTGGCATATGCAAAATAAATACAACACTCCAAAGGCACAAATGGGCAGACTAAAAGACGCTGGCCTTAACCCAAATTTAATATATGGATCAGGCGGAGCCAATACAGGAACAGCTGGTGCTATGGCACCATCAAAAGCTGCACCATACAATGTTAACAATCCAATACCTTTACAAGCTGCATTGTTACAATCACAAATAGATTTAAACAATTCAAACGCAAACAAAAACAATGTACAAGCCGACTCTGTCGGTGGTCTCCTTCCAGGAAGAAAAGAAGAATTAAGATTTAAAAACGAACTAGCATCAGTAAAATTACAGATACAAAACCAGACGAAGTCTGCACAAATAAAAACTGTTCAAAATTCTAGTTTACAATCAGATTTCAATAATATAATAAAACAAAAAGATTCAGAAGAAGCTTTAAAAGGAAACATAAAAGGAAATTATATAGGAACAATATTAAACAATTTAGGTTTAGACAGTAGAGACCCAAAAGATAAAGTAATAATACAAGGACTATTATACGGATTAATAGGATCAAAAGTATTTAACGACTTAACAGGATCAGTAAAAAATATAATACAATCAAGAGCGAAAGCACCTGTATTTAACAGATCAATAGAAAACATGCAAATATTTAACAACAAATAACATTATGAGTATATTCAGTAAAGTGGCTATGCCACGACCACAAACAAACACATTTGATCTATCACACGATAGAAAATTCTCAGGAAAAATCGGAGAATTAATGCCAATCTCCGTAATGGAAGTAGTTCCAGGAGACAAATTCAACATCAAAGCGACGAACATGACAAGATTCGCGCCACTTATCACACCAATCATGCACAAAGCAAGTGTATATTGTCACTTCTTCTTTGTGCCAAACAGAATATTATGGCCAAACTGGGAAAACTTTATATCAGGTGGAGAAGATGGTCTTGCAGACCCAACATTCCCTACCGTAGACTTAACAATACCAACTCAATATGGAGTTCAAACATTAGCAGATTACTTAGGATTACCAACAGGCAATCAACTTACAGACGTATCAGCTTTACCTTTCGCAGCATATCAAAAAATTTATCAAGATTATTACAGAGACGAAAACTTAATAACTAAAACAGACGTATCCGTATCAGACGGAACACAATCAAACGTAGACACAATTGAGCTTGCCTCAATGAAAAAAAGAGCATGGCAACATGACTATTACACTTCAGCTTTACCTTGGACACAAAGAGGACCAGAAGCAACAATTCCATTAGGAACAACTGCACCAATTAAATGGTCAGACGGATCAA